AGTTCTTAACAAGCAATGCGTTTGTGCGTGGGATGATGGGGCCAGTAGGATCGGGCAAGTCCTATGCGTGTGCTGCCGAGGTGTTCATTCGGGCAATTCAGCAAAAGCCCTCCCCTATCGATGGTGTCCGATATACCCGTTTTGTCATTGTACGCAATAGCTACCCCGAACTCAAGACAACAACAATAAAGACTTGGCAAGACCTATTCCCAGAGAATACCTTTGGGCCAATGCTTTATACCCCACCGATTACCCACCACATCCGACTACCAGCTAGAGACGATGCCGCTGGTATCGATTGCGAGGTAATCTTCTTAGCGCTTGACCAGCCTAAAGACGTTAGAAAGCTACTATCCCTAGAGCTAACAGGGGCATGGGTTAACGAGGCACGAGAGTTGCCCAAGGCTGTAATCGATGGCCTTACCCACCGAGTAGGTAGATACCCTACCAAGCGAGATGGTGGCGCTAGTTGGCATGGCATTTGGATGGATACCAACCCCATGGATGATGACCATTGGTGGTTTAGGATGGCCGAGAAAGAAAAAATGACGGGGCCATACGCTTGGAAGTTTTACAAGCAGCCTGGCGGTGTTATTGAGGTTGCAAAAGATGACCTCCCAGAGAATCCAGAGGCTAATGACTGCATCTTCTCAGCGGGCAAGTGGTGGCAACTAAACAAGAAGGCTGAAAACGTAGCCAATCTACCGGCTGGCTACTATCAGCAGATGCTCTTAGGCAAAAACATTGATTGGATTCGTTGCTATGCCGAAGGCAAATATACCTATGTCCAAGAGGGTAGATCGGTTTGGCATGAATATGACGATAACCTCATGTCTGGAGAGACTATTTTAGACAACTCTGTGCCGATTCAGATCGGTCTTGACTTTGGTTTAACCCCAGCTGCGGTGATTGGGCAGAGGCTACCCAGCGGTAGGTGGCAAGTGATTGATGAGATTGTTACCTTTGACATGGGCTTGGAGCGCTTTGGCCACCAGCTCATTGCTGAAATCAACGCAAAGTACCCAGGTATGCAAGTGTTGGTATGGGGCGATCCAGCTGGTATGGCGCGGGATGCCATCTATGAGGTAACAGCTTTTGACTTCCTCAGAACTTTAGGTCTCAAGGCACAGCCAACACCCTCGAATGATTTTAAAGTTCGTAGAGAGTCAGCTGCCGCGCCCATGCAACGCTTAATTAACGGCAAGCCGGGGCTGATAGTTGACACCAAGTGCAAGCTACTGCGTAAGTCTTTGGCTGGTGGATACCATTTCAAGCGAGTATCGGTAGGCTCTGGTCAGGAGCGGTTTAGGGATACCCCAAACAAAAACGAACACTCCCACGTTGGTGATGCCTTTGGATATCTCTTGCTAGGTGGAGGTGAATACAAGCGCATGACTCGTCCAGGAGATGTCTCATCAAGAACTTATGTAGCCCAGACTGTGGCCAATAGCGACTTTGATATATTCTCAAGATGAAAGTAACCATACCTTATGAGGTATTGAATGAGGAGATGCATCCCAAGAGAGGGGTGTTCTATCTGCCATTTGTGATTGACCACTTTGACCAGCTCGATACTACCCAGCCAGAGTTGTTAGCGGTAGCTAGAGGCTATGACCTTAGATCCATGATACATAGCCAAGCAACACTCGGCACAGCGGTTACTGCGTTCTATCGCAATAAACCGATAGCCATCTTTGGAGTTGTATTGTTTTGGGGTGGAGTTGGCGAGATGTGGAGCATCTTTGATAATCAGGCTAGAGAACACCCAACATCTATGCTTAGATGTGGCAGAACCTTTGTAGATATCGCAATCCGATATCTCCACTTGCACAGACTGCAAATAACTGTTAGAACTGACGATATTCGGGCAATACGTTATGCGCAAGCATTAAGGTTTGAGACCGAAGCGATTTTAAAGATGTATGGCCCTGACAAGGTGGATTACTTACTAATGACGAGGTATTAAATGGGTGGATTATTTGGTGGATCTCCAGATACTAGTGGCGCTCAACGAGCAGCTGATGAGACTAAAGAAGAAACGGCTCGCATTCGGGCGCAAGCTGAAGAAGAAAAGCGCGAACTAGCCGAGCAAAACGCAGCTCGTGCTAAAGCACGATTACGAGGTGGTAGCCGAATGTTGTTATCGGATACACGTTTAACCCCAGAGACAGGCATCCAAAAGCTTGGCTCTAACGATATGAAAGTGAGCTAATCATGGGTGGATTATTTGGAGGCGGTGGTGGTGGCGGTGGTAGTCCAAAGGCTCCAGAGCCTGAGAAAATACCAGAACCAGTTGCTGGTGTTGAGAAAGCAACACAAGCACAAGAAGAGGCTGGCGCAAAGATGCGTGGCGCAAGACGTAGAGGCCGTCAGCTCTTGTCGGATGCACGTTTAAATCCAGAGATGGGGATGAAAGAAACCCTCGGCTCTAACCAAAGCCTATAAAGGACAATCATGCCAGATACAGATAAGATGCAAGCCAAAGTTGCCAAAGTAATGCGTGAGTATTCTAAAGGAAAACTCAAGTCAAGCTCTGGTCAGAAAGTAAAAACACCAGCTCAGGCAAAAGCAATTGCAATGTCTGAAGGCCGTAAAGCGGGAGGGTATTAATATGAAAGCTGGCCTCTATGCCAATATCCATAAAAAACGTGAGCGGATCGAGTCGGGATCTAAGGAGAAGATGCGTAAGCCTGGCTCTCCTGGCGCACCAACTGATGCTGCATTTGTTAAAGCCGCTAAGACTGCAATGAAGCCTAAGAAGAAATAATGCCGATTACAGTTGAGCGTGAGTCGCTCTCTACTAAATCTCGCCATGTTTCTCCAAGCTACGTTGATAAAGATAACGTACAGACTCTTGCGAGTTCGGATAGACCATTCCCAACAGTTGATATAAATCATCTGCGTTTGCATGAGGGTCGTGCGTATTATGTGTATAAAACACATCCAGATAATGGTAGATTGGCAGTTGGCTCAAGCATTAATATTGCTATTGCGTGGCCAGCTGGACTAGAGGCTCACGCGTTTGTTGATTATCAATGTGGCGGCGAGACTGAGGTTTACGCTTACGAAAGCTCTACAACTAGCGGCGGCACAGCAATGACTTTGCATCGCCGTAATCGAGTAATTACTACAGCAAGCCAAGCAGCTGCGGTATTAAATCCAACTGTAACCGCAGTAGGCACAGAGTTTTATTCTGAACTTATTACAAGCGCAGAAGGTCAAGGAAATAGAAGTGGAGCTGGTGGCAGGGGAACTAGTTTTGAATTTATTTTAAAGCCGTTGACAACATATCTGTTTCGTTTAACGAATGTAAACAGCAGCTCTCAGATGGCTGAGATGCGTATAGATTGGTACGAATGAAGAAAGAGCATAAGAGTCCTAGCGGTGGTCTTACTGAGGCTGGCCGTAAATACTTTAAGCGGACAGAGGGCGCGAACCTAAAGGCTCCTGTCAAGGAAGGCACGAACCCACGGCGCGTATCTTTTGCTGCTCGATTTGGTGGTATGGCTGGCCCACTCGTTGATGAGAATGGAAAGCCAACACGCCTAAAGCTGGCTCTGAAGAAGTGGGGATTTGGTAGCAAAGAGGCAGCTCGCAACTTTGCGAATAAGCACAAAAAGGATTGATATGGCTGAGATGATGAGATTAAAACCAGAGGACATCCTCAAGCGCCACGACATAGCGTTGCGTAAGAAAGAGGATTTTAGAGACCTATACGATGAGGCATATGAGTTTGCTCTGCCACAGCGTAACCTTTATGACGGCTACTATGATGGTAAGGTTGGCGGTGCTAAGAAGATGAATCGTGTGTTTGATGCTACTGCTATTAATTCAACTCAGCGCTTTGCTAATCGTCTACAGTCAGGAATATTCCCGCCACAACGCAAATGGTGCAGATTAGAAACTGGCCCAGATATTCCAGAAGACCGCAAAGCAGAGGCATCCGCAGCGCTTGATATCTACGCAGACAAGATGTTTGCAACTCTCAAGCAATCTAACTTTGACATTGCGATGGGCGAGTTCTTGCTTGACCTGGCAGTTGGTACGGCTGTAATGATGGTTCAGCCTGGTGACGATACCAGCCCAATCAACTTCATTCCTGTGCCACAGTTCTTGGTTGCCTTTGAAGAGGGCGCTAATGGTCAGGTAGACAATGTATACAGACGTATGCGTATTAAAGGTGAGGCAATTATCCAGCAATGGAGAGATGCTGAGATTCCTACAGACTTACAGCAGAAGATTGACCAAAAGCCAACCGAAGACTTTGAGTTGATTGAGGCTACAGTATTTGATCCAAAGCGTGGAGATTTCTGCTATCACGTTATCCACAAAGAGTCTAAGCAAGAGCTGGTCTATCGCAGACTCAAGAAGAGTCCTTGGGTAGTCAGTCGCTACATGAAGGTAGCCGGTGAGATATACGGCAGAGGCCCATTGATTACTGCGTTGCCTGATATCAAGACATTGAATAAAACACTAGAGCTAGTATTAAAGAACGCATCTTTAGCTATATCCGGTGTGTATACAGCTGCTGACGATGGAGTTCTTAATCCAGCAACAGTCAAGATTGTGCCTGGCGCAATCATTCCTGTAGCTCGTAATGGTGGCCCACAAGGTGAATCACTCAAGCCATTGCCACGAGCTGGTGACTTTAACGTAGCTCAAATTATCATGGGAGACCTACGCGGAAACATCAAGCGCATACTGCTAGACGAGAGTTTGCCTCCCGATAATATGTCTGCTCGCTCCGCAACGGAAGTCGTAGAACGTATGAAGGAGTTGAGTCAGAACCTCGGATCTGCATTTGGCCGATTAATTAATGAGACCATGATTCCACTTGTATCTAAGATACTACAAGTCATGGATGACAGAGGCATTATCGATATGCCTTTGCGTGTCAATGGACTAGAGGTTAAGGTAGCGCCAGTTGCCCCATTAGCTATGGCTCAGAATATGGAAGACGTAACCAACGTCATGCAGTTCGTGCAGATGGCTCAAGGCTTTGGCCCAGAGGGTCAAGCCACACCTAAGATGGGCGAGATTACAGACTATATCGCAGACAAGCTGGGCATCCCATCAAGGTTGCGTAATGACTCAGCAGAGCGCCAATACAATCTCCAGCAGATTGCTCAACAGGCAGCTCAGGTTGCCGAGCAGAACCCAGAGGCTGTACCCGAAATGCTGAAAATGGCTGGAGGCTAATAGATGAATGTTGACGGATGGGCTGGCTTAGAAAGTGTAGTCACAGATATTCGCGATGTTGACCAATCAGTAGAAGACCTAAACAAACTATGCCTTAGAGTTCTTAGCTCTGAGGATGGCGAGAAACTAATGAAGTGGTTAAGAACTACTTTGTTAGAGCAGCCAGTTGCCTTGCCTGGCGCTGATCCTAGCTATGCTTTTTACCGAGAAGGACAAAACAGCGTAATTAGGGATCTTGAAGCAAGGATTAATAAAGCAAGGAAAATGTAAACATGGAAACTACCGAAGCAGTCCAGCCCACAGAGAATGGTGGCCTACTGGACTCAGTAACAACTGAGGACAGCCAAGGTACCGAGCAGCAAAACCCAGAATCAACACAGATATCTCATTTAGCAGAGCAAGAGGATGACACTCCGCTAGACCGGCCTGATTGGTGGCCTGAGAACTTTTGGAAGAAAGACGATTCAGCCCCCGATCTAGAAGGCATAGCCAAGTCTTGGATGGATCTTAGGAAACAGATATCGCAAGGCAAACACAAGGCACCCGCAGATGGTAAGTATGATGCATCCGCATTTGGTGCTGTTCCTGAGAATGACCCAGTTCGTAGCCACGTTATGAGTTGGGCGCAAGAGAATGGGATATCGCAACTCGCTTTAGATAGTTTGGTTAGCAAGGTTGTTGGTATGGGGGCAGAGAAAGTAGAGTCTGTTACCAGATCACTTGCTGAAGAGAAAGCATCTCTTGGCCCTAACGCAGATGTCATTATTAAAGGAATGACAGATTGGGCTAGAGGTCTTGTAAACAAAGGGGTATGGGGCAAAGATGATTTTGAAGAGTTTAAGTACATGGGCGGTACTGCCAAAGGCTTAAAGGCTTTGATGAAACTGCGTGAGACCTATGAAGGTTCTCGCATCCCAGTTGAGTCTGTACCTATTGAGGGCGCTCCCTCCAAAGACGAGTTGTACCAAATGGTTGGTGATCCTAAGTACAAGACAGATCCATCCTACCGCGCCAAGGTTGAGAAGATGTTTGCTCAGAATTTCGGCTAATATAAAGAATCTCCTCACGAGAGTGACCCTTGCCCCGGTGCAGTTTGCCGGGGGTTTTTTTATCCACATTTAGTAGATGTAAAAAATATTTCACTAGATGTTGTATTTTTCCTACATTTCTGCTAGAAACTCATTAAGGCATACCATTTAGTTGGCCCTTGATGCAGATTAATCTGACGATTGGCTACCGCAAGTAGCAAGCGTAGGCCCTGGCAACAGGCACACCAAAGCAAAAACCCAATTTATTTTTTACCTATTTAGGAGAAACACATGAGCATTTCATTATCTAATGCCTTTGTTACCCTCTTTGATGCTGAGGTAAAACAGGCTTTCCAGGGCAAAGCAATGCTGGTAGGTGCTGTTCGTCAGCGTAGAGGAGTAGAAGGTTCTACAGTTAAATTTCCAAAAGTTGGCAAAGGTGTGGCTACCCCACGCATTAGTCAATCTGATGTAACCCCATTAAACGTAGCATTTTCAAGCGTAACTTGCACCCTATCTGACTTTAATGCCGCTGAGTACAGCGACATTTTCAGCCAGGCTAAAGTTAACTTTGATGAGCGCCAAGAGCTTGTACAAGTTCTAAGCAACGCTATTGGCCGTAGACAAGACCAGTTGATTCTTGATGCTTTGACAGCATCTAGCACCAGCTTGACTGTTTCTAACGATATCGGTGGTAGCGATACCAACATGAACGTAGCCAAGTTGCGTGAAGCCAAGAAGTTGTTGGATAAAAATAACGTACCTCCAGAGGGTCGTAACATTATCCTCCACGCAAATGGTTTAGCATCGTTGTTGTCTGAGACAGCTGTAACTAGCTCTGACTTCAATACTGTTAAAGCTCTTGTTGCTGGTGAAATCAATACGTTCTTGGGCTTTACTTTCCATGTCCTTGGTGACCGCTCTGAGGGTGGCCTAGCAGTTGATGCGTCTTTAGACCGCACTTGCTTTGCTTTCCACAAAGATGCCATCGGCTATGCAGAAGCTATTGCCCCACGCACCGAAATTAATTACATCCCTGAGAAGACCTCGTTCCTCGTGAACAGCATTTTCTCAGCCGGTGCAATTAACATCGATGATGAGGGTATTGTCAAAATCACCGCTCGCGAATCTTAATCTAAGGAGAGAATGATATGGCATATTCTAATACTGGTTTAGTAACTGTTTGTGCATCGAAGTCTGGTAATGCACCATCGATGTATTTATATAAAACAACAGACACCCAAGCTACAGTTAATACTGTAAGCTACTTTGACAGCATTGCATCGCTGTTAAAAGTGGGTGACATTATTTTTGTCTATGACGCTACTACCCCCAGCTTAGTGTTGACTTACGTCAACGCTGTGTCTTCAGCTGGTGTGGTTGATATTGCTGATGGTACAACTATAAGTGCAACCGATACTGACTAATAGTATCTAGTAACAAGATGGGCTATTGCTGGCAAAACTGGCGATAGCCCATTCTTACATTGGAGATTTAAATGGCAGCTGGCGATACCGCACTATCAATATGTTCTGATGCTTGCGTGATGTTAGGCGCAAAGCCAATCTCCTCATTTAATGAAGGAACTGATGAGGCATCGATTGCAGACCGCTTATATGCGGATATTCGCAATCAAGCCCTTATGCTTTACCCTTGGTCATTTAGCTTTAAAAAGACCTCTATTGCTCAATTAGTAACAACACCTACTAACGAGTACCGCTACGAATATCAGTTGCCTGGAGACCGATTAGGATCCCCAAGAGCGGTATATGACACTAATGCCACAGGCATCCCGCCACGCAAAGAATACAAAATCATGGGTAGCAAACTGCTTACCGATTATCAACAGGTTTATATTGACTATCAATACGCTGTACCTGAGTTTGAAATGCCCAGCTATTTTGTGCAATTGCTCAAGTACATGATGACTTGGCACCTTGCATTACCTATTACAGACCAAACAGAGAAGAGCCAGTATTGGCAGTCTGTCGCTGTTGGCTCACCAGCTGAAAATGGCAGAGGTGGATATCTAAGACAGGCTATGAACATTGATGGCCTTAACCAGCCAACCAACGCAATTAACGATTTCTCACTTATTGCTGTGAGGTATTAATGGCTCGCTTTGTCTCTATCCAGACAAACTTTTCTACTGGTGAGTTAGACCCATTGCTCCGAGCAAGGGTTGATTTGGCTGCCTATCAGAACGCATTAGAAGAGGCTACCAATGTGGTGTGTCAGCCACAGGGTGGCATTAGACGTAGACCTGGCACCAAGTACATTTCATCCTTGCCAAACACTAGCACAGAGTCTGCTGGCAACGGAACCCGATTAGTTGAGTTTGAGTTCAGCACATCGGATTCCTATATGCTTTGCTTTACGCATAATCGGATGCACGTTTTTAAGAATAAGGCTTTGATTACAGCCATTAATGGTGGTGCTAATAATTATTTAGATACATCTGCATTGGGGCTTACTGGAGCTAGGTTGGCAAACATTGTATGGACACAATCTGCCGATACGCTTATTGTGGTTCATCCCGACATTAATCCAATTAAGATTGTTCGCGGTGGCACAGATGCTACATGGACAGGCACAGCAATTACTTTTGACTCTATTCCAAAGTATGCCTTTACCGCTGCTTTTTCTAATCCAGCGGGTACGCTAACACCATCGGCTGTATCGGGTAAGATTACATTAACCGCCAGCTCATCTGTATTTGTGGCTGGAAGTGTTGGCCAATACGTCAACGCATCTCCACAAGGTAGGGCTAAAATTGTTAAGTACACATCTGGCACCTCAGTAGATGCTATTACCGAGTTCCCATTTTTTAACACCTCTGCCATTGCTAATGGTTCGTGGGAATACGAATCAGGTTACGAAGATGTGTGGAGCGCTGGTAAAGGCTATCCGCGCTCGGTAACATTCCATGAAGGCCGTTTATATTTCGGTGGATCGAAGTCGCGCCCCTCTACCATATGGGGTTCTAAGGTTGGACTGTTCTTTGACTTTGACCCAACAGAAGGCTTGGATGACGATGCGGTTGAGGCTACACTAGACACCAACACATTCAACGCTATTGTTGACATTATCTCTGGCAGAGACCTACAAGTATTTACAACAGGAGGTGAATTTTATGTTCCTCAAAACGGCCTTGACCCAGTTACTCCAACGAATTTCTTTGTTAAAACAGCAAGCCGTAACGGCATTAAAGAAGGTGTTAGGGTTCAACAGTTAGAGTCTGGCACCCTGTTTGTACAACGACAAGGGAAATCATTAAATGAGTTTGCTTATACTGATACGCAGCTTACATACGTCACGCAAAAGATATCGTTGCTTGCTGGCCATCTCTTGCGTACTCCAACTCGTATGGCTTTGCGTAGGTCTGTGGCTACTGATGAGAACGACTTACTGCTAATTACTAATGCAGATGACGGCATGATGGCTGTGTTCTCATTGCTACGCGCCCAAAACGTCATTGCCCCATCCGAGTTTATTACTGTAGATGGATCCTTTGTGGATGTAGGTGTAGATATATCAACCATCTATGTAGTAGTCAAGCGCAACGTAAACGGCACATTCCAATACTTTGTAGAGGCATTTGACAACGACTTGCTTACAGATTGCGCTAAAACTGGTGGAGCTGCTGCATCTGTATCCATGAGCCATGTAGCTACAGAAACAGTTAATGTTATTCTTGATGGATCTGTACAGGCTAACCAAGCAGTACCAGGCGGTGGCACAGTTACATTCCCACGCTCATCAACTACTAAATTTGAGGTAGGTTTGCCTATCTCTGTAAAAGCGGTAACCATGCCGGTAGACCTAAAGCTACAGACAGGCACACGCATTGGATTTAAGAAACGGATTGTTGAGGTTAACGCGTTGGTGGCTAGTACCCAGCACATGAAAATTAATACGATTGAGGTGCCATTCAGAGCGTTTGGTGACATCCTTGATGAAGCGGTTGACGAGTACACAGGCACCAAAACAATACATGGACTCTTAGGCTATACGACTGAGGGCAAGATTACAATTGAGCAAGACGTTCCATTAAAGATGACCTTGCTTGGCTTAGAGTACAAAGTAGCAACACATCAGGGGACATGATATGGCACTACCAGTTGCAATAGCACTTACAGTAATCAGCGCAGCTGGCTCTATCAAGGCTGGCCAAGACCGCAACAAGATGTATCAGATGCAAGCCAAACAAGCAGAGGTTGAGGCTGACCGCAGAGCTGTGCAGTATGAGTTACAGGCTAACGATATTCTTAGACGTACTAACCAAGCCAACGCAGCCGTAGTGGCTCGTGGCTTTGCTGGTGGTATACAAGGTTTTGAGGGATCCGCTGGATTAATACAAGCTGTCAACAATACTCGCGGTGGCAAAGAGTTTACGTTTGCTTTACAAAATGCAGACATGGCACAACGCGGTGGTTTGATACAAGCAAGTCTGTATCGAGGTGCTGGGCAGATTGCTGAACAGGCTGGTTATTTTGATGCCGCTGGTAAGTTGGGTTCTGCTGGATTTCAGTTTGCAAAACTAGGATAGGTTAATTATGGCTGAACTTCCACGCTACCAACCAACTGGCTATTTGCCAGCAGACGTTCCACGTCTAGACTTTGCAAACATTAAAGAGTCTATAGCTATGACTCAGGGGATTAGCGCTGCATTAGACCGCCTATCTAGCTTTGCTTTTAAAGAGGCAGCAGAGACAGCCCAAAGAGAGGGCGCTCAATATGGTGTAGAGAACGCACCAACAATGGAGCAAGTATTAAAAGCCCAAGAGGCTGGGCAAACCCCACAAGAGTTGTTTGCTAAACCAGGCACATACTTTGGCGATGCAGCTAGAAAAGTTCAAGCACAACAAGTTCGCATTGATTTTGAAGCAAAGGCTAGACAAAACTTAGATGCAGTAAGTGCTGCTATTGATTCTGGAGCATTTGATTTAAATCAAATACAAACTGAAATAAAAGCGATTACTACTAAAAATGGTAGCTATCGCAAAGTGCTTGCATCTGTAGATGCTGACGAGGCATTGAAGTTTAGTGCATCAATAACAAGCGCTGGTAATGCTGTATACAAAAAAGCAACAGAACAATATTTGAAACTTGTTGGAATGCAAAACGAAAAGTTGGTTACCGATTCTCTTAATTCGTATTCAACAATGATTGCGGATGTGATAAAAGCAGAGCAAGACCCAACAATGCTTGCAGAAAGAATTAGGGCTGAAGAGAATAGCGCTATTAAATTAATAGAAAGAAGCACAAGGCCTGAGTTCGTAAAACAAAAACGAGATGAGTTGCAAGATAAGATTTACTCTAATATTGCTGACCACCTAATTGACTCTAGCCCAAATGCAACACAGGCTTTATTAAAGTTGCAAAAGGGAGACGTTGGTAATCTAAGCGAGTTATACAAAGGACTCGATAAAGATAAGCTAGGAGCTATGTTCTTAAAGAAGGCTACAGAAAGAGCTAGTGCATTAACCGCTGCCAAGAATATTGAGAAGTTGGGCAATGAAGAAATGGTAAACGATTTGTTAATTGAGTATTACAACCCAGCTACCAGCGCAACAAAAAAACTTGATATTGGTAAAAAAATAGCAAAGTCAAGAGTATTGTCTATAGACCAAATGGAAAAGTTTTTAAACCCATCATCAGATGGTGACTCTGCTGTTTTCTCAAATATAAGTTTGCAAGTTAGAACTGGTGTTATTACTGATTTAAATGATTTGCGTAAAATATCTGCTAGATCCGGGATAAGTGGAAAGCAACTTGCTGATCTATCCAAACAGCTAATAGATAGAACTGAAAAAGATGAAGGACAGGCAGCCGCTATTATTCGCAGAAACGCTGGGTTGCCGGATGTTAGCGTTGGTAAAAACAAAGCCAATGCTCACGCTTTTGCTAAAGAGGCAAAACTAACCGAATACTATAACGAGGCTAAGAAAGCACAGCTATTAGATACTGGTTCATTTGATCCAAAATCTGTCGCTAGTGTTGCTATACAAAGATACGAAAATGATGACAAGGCTAACATTGTAAAAAACAAAGCAAGAAAAGATATTTCTGGTGTTGTTGATTCGTTAGTCGCAAAGAAAAAAGTTGAAAAAGGTTTTGTGATTGATGAAAGTACCAGCCTAGATGATTTGCGTACAAGAAAAATTATTGATGAGAGTCAGTACAATTATTTAATTGGTTTACAAACTATATTGCAAGCACAATAATGGCATACACTAAATTTGAACAAACCTATGTAGATGCATATTTAAACAATATGTATCCAGATGTTGAGGAAGAAGTGCAGCCTCAAGATACCATGTTGGCCGCAGCTCCTACTACCGAGCCTACTGGCCAAGTTACTGTGTCTGGATTTCAGCCACAACAAGTTAGGACAGATGTTCAGCCAGAGCTTGGTGTAGCTAGACCAATCCCACAGAATAAAGCCCAAGAGGCATTGGGATACATTGGCGAGTTGCTAACTAAGGCTGGTGTACAGCTTGATAAGGTTGGGATTGATATACCAGTATTAGGTAGGATATCTCTCAAGGATTTAACTGTTGGAGAGTCAGGCAAAGTATTAGAAGATATGGCTTTAGGCTTTTACCCTATTGAGGGAGCCGGTGGCTTTATCTCTGGCACGACTAGGATTAAACCTGATCCCGCATTAGAGTTATTAAATATTGCACCGATTGCTGGAGCTGCTGCAAAGGCTGGTGGAAAGGCTGTAATTAAAGGTGCAACTAAAGCAGTACAGGCTACCAAGGGTATGCCAGTTGGCATGAGTACGCAGATGGTTGGCGAAGGTGTTAGCGAGCTTGGGTTCTATTCAGCAGCTAAAGAGGCTGTAGATGCTATCCAACAACCCAAAGGTACTGGAGACCAATTCTTAAAGCAGATTGAAAAGACTCCCGGAGTTAAGCCAGATGAGATTAAATGGACAGGATTAGATGATTTCTTGAAGTCTAAGAAAACAGTTACTAAGGCTGAGGTTCAAGAGTACCTAGACAAGAATCAAGTTGAGGTTAAAGAGGTTCAGTTGGGTTCTGGGCAAAACCAATACCCATATCGCACAGCTGATGAATGGCAAGGGGCTATTGACAGGGCTGAAAGAGCTGGAAATTATGATGAGTCTGAGCGTTTAACTAACGCATGGGAAGTGTTTGAGGGATTTGGTGTGCCTGACGAAGCGTTGGGAATACCTAACCAAACTAAGTTTTCTAAATATACATTGCCGGGCGGTGAGAACTATCGAGAGATATTGTTGACTTTGCCAGGCAGTATGCAAAAATTTGATTCAGAAAAAGTATCCATTTCTAGAAATAGGAGATCGGCTACACAGGGAACCTACAAGATTACTTATGATGGTAAACAAATAGGCGAGTTTTCTGACAATTTTTCTGTAGAAAATAATTACGCTGGTTTGTCAGATGAAGAAATAATGAAAACTGCTCAACAGTTATTTGAGAAAGGCAACCCATATTCTGGTATTGATGCCATGTCTGGTGGGTTCAAATCAACTCACTTTGACCAACCCAATATCCTAGCCCATCTCCGAGTTAATGACCGAGTAGATGCTGACGGCAAGAAAGTGCTATTTGTAGAAGAGGTGCAATCTGATTGGCACCAAACTGGGCGCAAAAGGGGATACAAAAATCTAGATGTTGAAAAACAGATTCTTGACATTGAAGAACAAATGTCAAATCTAGCTGATATTAGAGACCCAGTAACAAATCAAATTGTTAATGAACAAGAGTTTTCTGCTTTATGGCGCAAAAAAGATGAGCTTTTAAAGCAAATGGGAACTGTACCAGATGCCCCATTCAAAACCACATGGCATGAACTTGCCCTCAAACGTGCTATCCAACTTGCATCAGAAGGTGGCTATGACCGAGTAGCGTTTACTACTGGCAAGACTCAGGCAGAGCGCTATGATTTGAGTAAGCAGATTAGTGAAGTTAGTCTAAGCGGTACAAACTTAGTTGCTTATGATAAACAAGGTAATACAGTAATTAAACAAACTGGCGTTACAAAGGATAATCTTGCTGACTATATTGGCAAGGAGCCAGCTAAAAAGTTGCTTGACCAAGAGCCTCAAGGAACATTGCGAACAATCTCAGGCATTGACTTACAGGTTGGCGGTGAAGGCATGAAAGGCTTTTACGACACAATCCTACCTAAGTTCTTAGACAAGTACGCTAAGAAGTGGGATGCTAAAACAAGTCAAATGAATATGTTTATTTCTCCTAGAGATGGTTCTGTTCAAATCCAATACATTGACGTTACCCCTAAAATGAAAGAATCTGTTTTAACTAAAGGTCAACCATTATTTGCTGTAGGTGGAGCTGGCGCTGCAATGCAACAAGAGGATAATAAATAATGTCTATAAAACCACTTAACGAGCGCTTAGACGAGTTAGCTGGTCAAGGTGAGGTACAACCTAAACCAGTAGTTGAGATGCCCACAGAGGGCGCTAGAATCAATTTACAGGATGTCCAGCCTCTTGATTTTGAGCCAAGCGATATTGATGAATCCCAATCTATTCAAGTCGCTGGCAAGTTCACCCCCTTTGAAAACATTGCTAAGATGTTTAGCAAAGAGACCAAGGGCTTGGCCAACAAGGGCAAGGATGCGGTAGACGAGGTTGTTCCACCAGAAATAATTAAGCCAGTAACTACAGATGTACCCCTAAAAGTACCCAAAGCTAAGGGCATAGAGCAGCCTATATCAATCCAAAAGTTTGAGGAGGCTTTGCCCCTTGCTAAGACTGAGGGTGTGCCGCCAGAGCTATTACAAAACCTTAACCGCATTGAGGGGCCAGATGACCTCAAGCGTGTAGCAGATGCAATTAATAGAGCATCAGGCATCGAGGTAGAAAGAACCACCTTTGAGCAGTTGCAAAAGTTAGCCGTAGAGCGCGGTTTTGGCACATCGTTTATTCGGGAGATGGAAGACCTTAAATCCTTGTATGGTGACTTGCCTATTGACTATATGCGCTTTAGGTTTGCAGCGCACAATAACGTATCCCAGTTTTACGAAACAATGCAGAAGTCGGCTCTTGATCCTAACAACCAAGAGCTAAAGGCCGAACTGCTTTATCGTTTAAATCTACAAAGCGCAATCTTAGAGTCTGGCATATCTATCAGAACTAAGGCTGCACAAACAACTGCATCCGGCAACATTGTTATACCAGCTCCAGATTCTGATGAAATGAAGAGGTTGCTTGCTGATCCAAAGGTTGATGAAGGGCTAAAGGATTTGATGGGCGCAATGGATAACTTGCTTGAGACATCCTCAAAAGAGGGTCTCTTGAACAAAGTGTCCAAGGTTGGACTTTTGCGTGATCTGTGGGATTTAACATACAAAAATGGATTGCTATCCGCAACAGGCACACACCTTATTAACCTAAGTTCAAGCGTAACATTCATGGCTAGTACATTAGCGACTAGGCAGTTAGCTGGAATAGCTGGATCAATTAAGCGTGGGTTTGGATTACAGGCAGAGGTTGAGGTGGGAGAGGCGGCAGCTGCACTAGCCGCGGTAACCCACACTTGGAGAGATGCTTTACGTCTTGGCTGGGTTGCACTAAAAACAGGAACCACCCGCGAAATGCGTGAGGGTCAAGACGTACTTAGTGATGCTGGTGTTAAGTTTGAGGTGCAGTCTGGCAAGTTTAATGCTAAAGACTATGGGCCACCAACTGGCTACTTTAAAAAGTTTGTTACTGAGCCTTTGGGAATAGAAGATGAAAGTTACTATAAAGGCATAAACTCATACGCTACATTTGTATCATTGCTAGGCAACAGGCCAATTATGGCAATGGATGAGGTAACCAAGTTTCTTGGTTACAGAGCTGAACTTTATACTCAGGCTTATAGAGCAGCTGAGCAAGCCAAGCGCCAAGCAAGGTTAGATGGAAAGGTGGGCGATGAGATAGAAGAGATTGGCTTAAAAGCCATGAGCGATATCTTTATAAACACACCAAAAGCAATTGATGAAACCGCCACAGACTTTAGTCATATGTTGACATTTAGCAGAAAGCTAACTGGCGCATCAAAGGTTGTCCAAGAGTTAGCTCAAGAGAGCTTGATAGGCAGAATTAATTTGCCATTCGTTAAGACTCCAATTTGGGTTACTAGCGAATCAATGCAAAACAGCCTGATTGCCCCACTATCCAGTCAATGGCGAAAAGACATAGCAGAGGGCGGGGCAACTCGTGAGCTTGCTATGGCTAAGTGGGGCATGGGATCTGGCATTATGATTGGTGTTGGATCCTATGTTGCTGATGGTAGGATAACTGGCGGTGGCCCAGCCAACCAAAACCTAAGATCGGTTTACTTGGCGAGCGGGTGGAGGCCATACTCGTTTGTGTTTTCTGATGGCGAGTGGGATCAGGAGTTTGTCTCTTTCCTTGGCAAGATGCGTATGGATCCATCAGTTGGAAAAGATGGAAAACTATACGTTCCATTTAGGGGTTTAGATCCTATAGCTGGCTCGCTATCAATGGTGGCTGATGCTGTTGAGTATGCAAGATACGAGGATGACCAAGACCTTGTTGCACAAGTAATACTTGGTGGTGTATGGGGTCTCTATAACTATGTTGGCCAGCAACCCTGGCTAACAGCGTTAAGCTCTGTAACTGGCGCGTTCTCATCAACCATAGAGAACCCCAAGGCATCATTTAAAGCGGCTATAGAGTCCATCTTAACTGGTGGCGCAACCTATGCAATAGAGGGTTCTCCGGCCGGTATATTCAGCTCGGCTAGAGGTATGGTTGCAAGGATTGTAGATCCAACCGCAAGAGATGTAGCAGCCGATCCAAACGAAGACATGATAACCAAGGCTGCTCATAAAGCCATCAACAAATACAGATCCAAGACCCCAGGTCTTTCTGAGGATTTGCCAGAAAGATACGATATGTTTGGCGAGCTAGAGTACAGAGCTGACCCATCTAATCCAGGGCTATCTTCTCTGTCTGGTATTAGGTATCAAGAAAGCAAGCAAAGAACGTCTGACAAGATAATTATTTCTTTGGGTCTGCCAATTCAAAAGCCAAAGCGCATCATTGATGTTGGCGATGTTAAGGTAAAGATTACACCAGAGGAATACCAGTACTGGTTAAGCAGAATAGGCAAAGTAAGCATAGATGGTGAAGGAGTACAGAAAGCAATTGTAATAGCTGCAAATGCTCCTGGCTTTAATGTTCTTGGAAAGAATGAAAAACAAGAGACCATAAAAGAAGTGTACGCACAATATGTAAGTTTAGCTAAAGAGGATTTGCTTGAGCGTTTCCCAGCGATATCTATTAGGGCGCAAGAGGCTGAGGCAAAGCTACCGATTTATGGTGTACCAAAATAACGTAATAGACTTTTATGAAAAAATCAACTAGATTAGGGAAATATTATGGCTGATTATGCGATATCTAACGTAGCAAGACGTGTGGTCTACACCAATACTGGTGTCGGGCCATACTCGTTTACGTTTGAAGTTCTTGCCAATACCGATATCGCTGTATATCGCGGCAGTACATTACTGACTCTGACCACAGATTACACAGTAATTATCAACGCTAACGGCACAGGCTCAGTTACCTTGGTTGTCGCTGGCACAGGCAATATTACAATTGTTGGCTCAAGAGCAATTCAACGCACTAGCGACTATACGACAGGCGGTGACTTGTTCGCCAGCACCCTTAATACTGACCTAGACTCCCAGACCATCTACGCACAGCAAGTCGCTGAGACCGCAGAGCGTGGACTCAAGGCTCCAGTAACAGATCCAACAGATATCGCAATGACCTTACCAGCCAAGGATGGCCGTAAGGGTAAGGTATTAGCGTTTGACTCTACAACCGGCAACCCTGTAGCTGGCCCAGCGCTGGATGCGGTGACTACTGTTATCGAGCAGTCGGCCAACATTAATACTGTTGCTACCAATATTGCATCGGTTAATACTGTTGCTGGCAATACATCGAATATCAATACTGTAGCTGGCATTAGCGGTAACGTCACTACTGTTGCTGGGGTGTCGGCTAGTGTAACCACAGTTGCCGGTATCTCGGCTAACGTAACAACTGTCGCTGGCAATAATGCTAACGTAAGCACAGTAGCGGGTATCTCTGGTAACGTCACTACAGTAGCTGGTATCTCAGCCAATGTGACTACAGTTGCTGGTATCTCTAGTAATGTGTCAACTGTAGCCACAAATAATGCAAACGTAACAACTGTAGCTACAAATATTGCA